GCAATCCAGCCACGGGCCCGGCAAGAGCTTCATCGCCGGCATGCTTGCCGCGTGGTGGATCGACACGCACCCGCACGAAGAAGCCGTTGTGGTGACCACGGCGCCGACGCACCGTCAGGTCCATGGCATCCTGTGGGAGGAGATCCGCAAACAGCACCGTCGCGGCGACCTGCCCGGCCGGGTGCTGATGACGGATCAGTGGTACATCGGCGAGTCCCTGGTCGGTGAGGGCCGCAAGCCGGCCGACCATGACGACGACGGCTTCCAGGGCACACACCGTCGCTACGTGCTGGTGATCCTCGACGAAGCCTGCGGCGTACCGGAGAACCTATACACCGGGGCTGAGTCCATCACCACGAACGAGCACTGCCGGATCCTCGCGATCGGCAACCCCGACAACCCGTCCGGTCCGTTCGCCGACGCGTGCAAGCCGAACAGCGGCTGGAACGTGATCCGGATCAGCACCTTCGACACGCCGAACTTCACAGGCGAGGAGGTCCCGGCCCCTCTACGGGATCTCCTGCCGTCGAAAGAGTGGCAGGAATCGCGGCTGAAGAAGTGGGGAGCGGACTCGCCGCTGTACCTGTCGAAGGTGCTCGGTCTGTTCCCGGAGTCCGCCGAGGACACGCTGATTCCGCTGTCGTGGGTCGTCGCCGCGCAGAACCGGGACATCGTCCCGCGCAAGTTCGACGACTCCAAGATGGGCGTCGACGTCGCGCGGTTCGGTGCCGACCGGACGACGGCGTACCACAATCACGGGGGCCGGATCCGCCAGATCCTGGACACCAGCAAGCAGGCGACCACCGAGACGGCCGGCCGCGTCGCGGTACTGTGGCGCGAGCTGCGGACCTCGGACATCAACGTCGACGGCGTCGGAGTCGGCGCCGGCGTCGTCGACATGCTGGAGGAGGACGGCTACCCGGTCAACGACATGCAAGCCGGGGGCGGGTCGTCCGCGCCGACGAAGTTCCTGAACGCGCGGGCCGAGTGGTACTGGAACCTCCGGGTCGCCTTCGAACGAGGGATGATCGACCTGGACCCCGCCGACGAAGACCTGGCGGCCCAGCTGTCCAGCATCCGGTTCACGCACACTCGCCGCGGGCAGATCCAGATCGAGTCCAAGGACGATATGAAGAAGCGGGGCATGCCGTCCCCGGACCATGCCGACGCTGTCATGCTGGCCTGGAACGAACCGATCGACCCGAAGACCAGCGACAGCATCGGAGGACTGTAATGCCCATCGACGACGACGACCTGTCGCCGCAGCAGCGGGCCGAGCGCGACGTCGGCAAGGTGGTCACCAGTGACATGATCGCCCGTGCCGAGGCCGGCCGCCCGGAACCGCCGGAGGGTCACGACGTCCGCGACTACCTCCCGCGGCCGGATCCCTCCGAAGTCGTCGGGCCCGATCCGGACCGCGACGCGCTGAAGGCGGAGATCAAGGCCGAGCTGCTGGCCGAGTTACGACGAGACACCGAATCCGGAATCTGACAGGAGAGCATCGTGGCTGTTGAAGACGTCGTCGCCGCGGTGCTCGACTGGAAGGCCCGGATCGGCAAGGTCGAGCTGTACGGCGACTACTACCGTGGCCGGCACCGGATCGGGCAGTACGCCACCGAGGCGTTCCGCCGTGATTTCCTGTGGATCCTGGAGAACGCCCGGGAGAACCTGTGCAAGGCGGTCGTCCGCGGCTTCTCCTCCAAGCTGGAAATCACCGGTTGGGAGGGTTCGAACAAGCAGGCGTCCGCCGCAGCAACCGAGGTGGTCGAACAGCTCCGGCTGACCAAGACGTTCAACCTGTCGCACCGCGAGGCGTTCCGGACCGGCGACGCGTACGTGCTGGTCTGGCCCGACAACACCGGGCAGCTCCGGCCGTGGCCCCAGCGGTCCCGCAACGTGTCGGTCATGCCGGACCCCGGCAACCCTGACCGGATGCTGTGGCTGGCCAAGCTGTGGCTGAACGACGACGGATACGGCCGGGTGAACATCTACTACCCCGGCGCCGCCGAGCGGTGGGTCACCCGCAACCAGATCCGGACCCGGTCCGAGTCGATCTTCCAGCGCACCGACGTCCGCGCCAACTGGCCGGACCGCCCGTCGGCGTTCCAACCGTTCAACGATCAGGACGGTTGGGAGATCAGCGCGCCGCAGCTGGCCGGGCTCGACCGGGTGCCGGCGATCTGGCTCGCGCACGATGCCGAGGACATGGGCGGTCACGGGACCTCGATCCTGGAAGACGTCGTCCCGATCCAGGACGCGCTGAACAAGTCCGTCGCCGACCTGATCGTCGGGGGGGAGAACTTCGCCCAGCCGTTGCGGTACCTGATGAACTACCGGGCGAAGAAGAAGATCGACCCGGAGACCGGCGAGGTTTCCGAGGAGACGATCAAGGCCGATCCGACGGTGAACAAGATCTTCGCCATCCCCGGCGACGGGCCCTTCGGCCAGCTGGATCCGCCGGACGCCACCAGGCTCCTCGCGGTCCACGAAGCGTACGCGAACAAGGTCAGCCGGGTCACCGGTCTGCCGGCGTTCTACGTCAGCCAGGTCACCGGGGAACCGCCGACCGGCCGTGCGCTGCGGGTCATGAGCACCCGGCTCACCAACCTGTCGCGCGAGACGCAGACCGACTTCGGTCCGTGGTGGACCGAGCTGATGGCGATGCTCGGCGTCCCCGACGTCAAGCCGATCTGGCAGGACCCGGCCCCGGTCGACGAATCCGAGGAGCTGGAGAACGCCGAGGCCCGCAAGGCGATCGGGTACCCGTTCGAAGAAGTCCTGCGCAAGCTCGGCGAGGACGAAGAAGACATCAAGCGGATCCAGAACGCCGGTGGTGGGCAGCAGGTCCCGAACGGTGGCGACCTGGCGGCCCGTGCCTTCGAAGCCGGCGCCGACCCGGCCGACCTGCTGGGGTGAGTTGTGGCAGCCACACGCGAGACGCTGAGGTTGCACAAGGAACTCCAGCTGGTCGTTGATGACCAGGTGTCCGACTGGATCCGGAGACTGACCGCGGCGTGGGTCCGGTCCTGGAAGCAGGTCGAGGCGGAGTGGATCGCGGTCACGAACCAGCTCGCGGCAGAGGCGGCGAACGGCGCGACGCCGTCCCGCCGGACCGTGCGGCGGGTCCGCAACGTACGACGGGCCCTGAATAGCACTCGCGCCATGCTCGACGAGCTGACGGCGCTGACCGGCGGGACGCTGGTTGGTGGCGTTCCCGACGTCGTGCTGGAGACGGCGCGGATGCAGTCCCGGCTCATCGCCTCGATGCTGCCGGCCGGATCCGATCCCCGGCTGCTGGTGGAAGCTCGCGACGAACTTCCGAACCGGCAGCTCGACCGCATCGTCCGGCGTACCGCCCAGCAGATCACGTCCACGCTCCGGCCGCTCTCAGCTGAAGCGACCGAAGCCGTGATCGACCAGCTGGTTCTAGGTGCGGCACGGGGCCAGAATCCCCGCGCGATTGCATCGCAGATGCTGAAGCAGGTCAACGGGGCCTTCAACGGTGGGTTGAGCAGAGCGCTGAACGTCGCGAGGACGGAAGCGCTGGACGCCCATCGCAGCGCGGCGCGGACGGTGCAGAACCGCAACGCTGACGTCCTGGAGGGCTGGCAATGGCTGGCCACCCTGACGACCCGTACCTGCCCGGCGTGCTGGAGCATGCACGGCAGCAAACATCCGCTCGACGAACGTGGACCCGACGGTCACCAGCAGTGCCGGTGCGCACGGGCCCCGCTCACAAAGTCTTGGTCGGATCTGGGACTCGACATCCCGGAACCGCCATCGCTGATCCGGGACGGTCAGCAGGAGTTCAACAGCCTGCCGAGACGGCAGCGGCTGGAGATCATGGGGCCGACCAGGCTCCGAGCGCTGGAGACCGGCCGCGCGACATGGGACGAATTCGCCCAGCTCCGGCACAACGCCGGCTGGCGGGACGGCTACTACGTCCGCCCGGTGTCGGTCTTCCGCAACCGCATGGGTAACAACCCGGCAGCGTGACGCTGACCGGTCACCACTACTCCGAGAGGGAGTGCAGGAACGATGACGAATCCAGCACCGGAAGGTCAGCAGCAGGGTCAGGGGCAGCAGCTCCCGCCCGGCGTCCAGCCCGGCTCGGCCGCCGCACAGGCACTCGCGGCCCAGGGCCAGCAGGCGCCGCAGGGTCAGCAGCAGTCCGGCACCGCTAGCGACGACGCCGGCCGCGCGGGCGGCCCCGAAGCGCTGAAGGCGGACCTTGCCAAGGAACGCCAGCAGCGTCACGCGCTGGAGGCCCAGCTCGCCCAGATCCAGCAGCAGAACACGCAGCAGCTGGAGACGCTGAAGACGGCGCTCGGTCT